GGTCATCCCATACTAATATACCGTCTCTTTCAGTTCTCATAGTTGCATGCCAAACTACCACTCTATGTGGATGAAATAAATCATAACCATGAGTATAACTACGTACAGTCAAGTTAATTTCTTCTCCTGCAAAAAATATATCAGGGTCGTGTTTAATTTCTTTTGCCCATTTATTAGGTCCAAAACAAAAATGCCCAGATAAAAATCTAGCAGGTACAGGTTTATCAAATTGTTCCCAATCATCTACAAACCCAACAGGTCTGATAAAAATAGTACCGTGAGGGTAAAAGCATTCAGCAGAACTCATCCATGGTTCCTTTACTCTAGCTTCAGGATCATTGAAAGGATCATAATAAGGAGAGTAACCACATATTAGAGGATTATGACCTTCTTCTTTTAATTGATTATACCAGGAAATTAACGTCTCATCCCAATGTTTATCGAATCTATGATGAGAATCTAATTGTAGAACAAAATCTTCGTCAGTAAGTAGTTTTTCATTTATGATACTCCTTGCATAAGCTAAACCTTTTGCTTTTTCATAGGGCATATCATAAATTTTAAACCTAGGATCTTTTCTAAATTCATCTACATTATCGAAATCATCTTTAGGGTTGAATTGCCTACAAATACCAAAATGCACTCTTTCCGGAAACTTAGCCTGTTCTAATGCATCCTTGATAGTGGGAATAAGTTCAGGTTCTCTATAAGCTGGTAAATGTAATAAAATAGTTTTCATATTATACCGGTGCTACATTAATATCTCCTTCTATAACTGGGCACCATTCTTTTGATTTAGAGTAAGGCCATACTCTCCACTTATGAGGTACTGGTCCGTTGTATTCTCTCCATATATTTATCCATCCATTATTTTGTTTTCCATGTTCAATCATACTATCAACTTCAGCAGCATCAGCATCTTGTCTATATAAATCTTCTCCTTCTTTATCTAAAAATGCTACTACCCAAAATTCGTAATCATCTTCAGTCATATTATCAATATGTACATCTATACAATGTCTAAAAAATGGAAAAAAGGAATTTTCGTAATCTTCTACTTCAGGACATGGTAAATCTAATTTTTTTAAGGTATGCATCTGTATGCTTCTATCTTCAAATCTTACTCCAGCATATTTTTCATATTCTGCTAATGTTCTTTCATTTCCTAAAGTATAAGGTTCTAACTGCTTTTGTGCACAAGGAGAACATGGAGTACCGTCTATTCCTAATAACATTCTTAATCTTCTAAATGTTCTTAAATTTTTTTCTTCCCAGACTGGGTCGTCATCCCATTGTTTTGTCTTACCATCTCTAGTATACTCGTGCCATATAACTATTTTATGTGGATGAAATAAATCATAACCGTGGGTATATGCTCTAACTGCTAAAGCTATTTCTTCACCGTGAAAATAATATTGAGGATCGTGTTGGACTTCTTTACAAAATATACCTAGCGTAAAACAGAAATGAGCTGAAAAGAATCTTGAAGGAATTGGTTCAGTTCTTTCTTTCCAATCATCTATAGTTTCAGGTATGGTATGTAATACACCTTCAGGAGAGAATCTATCAAAAGATAATTTCCATGCTTCATTTACTCTCCCTTCAGGGTCATTCGTAGGTTGATACGAAGGAATATATGCAGTTAATAAAGGTTTCTTATGACCTTTTTTTTGTAACTGTTTAAACATTCTTATACATTCACTATCCCATCCTTTAGCAAATCTATGATGAGAATCTAAATGTAATGTATAATCTTCTCCTTTATATTGTTGTTGTATTAAGTTTCTAGCCCAGCAAGTTCCTTGAGAATCTAAATAATCTACATCTATAAAAGTAAATCTTTTATCATCTTTAAACTCTTCAATATGATCCCATTCATCTAGTGGAGCATGTTGCCAGCATACACAGATATGAAGTCTATCTGGATTATCAGCTTTATCTATAAGATCTCTTAAAGTGGGTCTTAATTCAGGATCTCTATAACTAGCTATTTGAACAAAAATAGAACCGTTTTTAATTGTCATAACTTTGGTGTAGGTTTTGGTTTATTATAAATAGATATTCCTTTAGGTTTTGACGTAAAAGGTACTGCTTTATTCCACTTTTCCTGTCTTTCGTCACAACCGCAGTCTTCGCCCCATATTTTTTTAACTAACCACCTTATTCCAGTATATTTAGTAATAATATATACTACGTCACCTAATCCTTTTATTTTATCCATCACAACTTAAACAGTCTACTGAAGTACGAGATCCTATATCTCCGTTAATTACCGAGTCTGTTCTTAAATAATATAACGTTTTTATTCCTAATCTCCAAGCAGCTTGATGTACTTCATTAATAAATTTAGGAGAATCACCTGGGTCAAATGCTAAATTTAAAGATTGAGTTTGATCTATATATTTTTGCCTAGCTGCTGCTTGTTCAACTAAACTTAATTGATTAATTTCAGCAAAAGTATAAAATATCTCTTTATCTTCAGCAGAAATAATTTCTTCTGGTAAATTTACTACTGATCCTCTATCTTTCATTATCTGATCCCATACTTCGTCGGTATTATGACCTCGTTCTTCTAGGTATGCTTCTAATGCTTTATTTTTTCTAATAAAAGTACCTTTTGCAGAATTAAAAGTCCAAATATTAGCAGGTAAAGGTTCTATACCAGCAGACACTCCACCGGCTATAGTTGAATTGGATACTGTAGGAGCAATAGCTAATAAATGGCTATTTCTCATACCCGTTCCTCTACACCAAACAGGTTCTCCATATTCGTCAGCTAATTCTCTTGAAGCTTTTTCAGCTTTTTGTTTTATATCAGAGAATATTTGGTGAGTTAATGAGGTTGCTGCTACCGAAGAAAAAGGTATTCTTTCGTTTTGTAAAAAAGTATGCCATCCTAGTACTCCTAATCCTACTGCTCTACCTTTTTTAGCACTTCTATGCGCTCTTATTAGTGATTCTCTTCCAGAAGTTTTTGCTAAAAATTCTTCTAAAACTCCGTCTAAAAAGTAAATTGCAGTTTCTACTAGGTCTGTATTTTTCCATTCATGCCATTTTGTAAGATTAACGCTTGATAAGCAACAAATAAAACTATGCTCCTCATCAGTAAAAAGAGTTATTTCAGAACATATATTAGTCATTGTAACTTCTAGGTTATTCTTTTTATAAGCAGGTGGATTAGCGTTATTTACATTATCAGAGTACATAATATAAGGCTCTCCAGTTTCAACTCTAGATTTTAATATTTTTACCCAAAGGTCCATAGCATCTTGCTCTCTTCTTTCAAGACGTTCCATAAATGAATCATCAACCATCACTGCTTGATGTAAGTTTAAGCACTGTCTATTAGGATCTCCTTTTGGTCTTCTAATTTGTAAGTATTCATGTATATCTGGGTGATTGATATCCAGGTTTACTGATGCTGCTCCTCTTCTAACTGCACCTTGGTTTGTAGCTATTATAGTAGAGTCGTAAATTTTAGCCCAAGGAACTACTCCTTCAGAATGACCCATAACTCCATTACCTATTTTTTTACCTCTTCCTCTTACTCTTGATAAACTAATTCCTACTCCTCCTCCTAATGATGTTAATCTCATTAATTCAGCATTAGTTAAACCTATACCTCTTATAGAATCAGGAGTATCAATACCAAAACAGCTGATAGGTAATCCTTTATCAGTACCAGTATTAGACAGTACAGGAGATGCTAAGTTTAACCAACCTTTCCACATATACCTAAAAAATTTATTAGATAGTTCAGGTTTATCTAATCTCATAGCAATCGTATTAGCTACTCGTCTAAAAGCAAGTTTAGGAGTCTCGTCTGGTAGCAAATATCCTTTAGATATAGTAGCTAAAGATATTTCATTCATCCATTCTGGGTAATCCTTACCCTTTTCCCATTGGGAATAATCTACTTGTATTGTCATAACCTTATATTAAAATGCGTTAGACCAATCCATATGCCCTTTGGCATAATTAGTAACTCTATTTGCAAAGAAATCAGTATGCTGTTTACCAGCTATTACTGCATCAAACCATTTCATAGTTTTTAACGCACCTTTATCTATTTCTGATGCTGGAATTATAGGATCTAAACCAAGATCAGTCATTTTAGTATTAACTCTATGTTTGATAAAGTTTTTTAACTCGTCTTTTTTAAGATTTTCTAAATCTCCCATTTCAAAAGCTTTATCTATAAAATTAAATTCTAATTCTAAAGCTAAATGAGCTGCTTCTTCTATCTGTTTAACTAATTTTTTAGTTTTAAATTTAGGATTTTCTTCCATTAAGGTTCTAAATAACCAACATCCAGCATCTGAATGTAATGATTCGTCTCTTACTGACCATTCGACTATTTGACCAACTCCTTTTAATTTATTTCTCATTTTAAATGATAATAAAACAGCAAAGGAAGAAAATAAATTTACACCTTCTGTAAATGCTGAAAATATAGCTAATGATTTAGCTCTTTCGTGCCAGTTAGGAGTACCGTCATGATTATCTCTAACATTCATTAAAGCTTCTATTTTAGCCATTGTAGTTTCATCTTCTAAAAACTCAGCAAAGTCGTCTAATCCTAATTGTTCGTTTAATAAAGAATAAGCTTCAGCATGAATAGTTTCACTTGAACCTAAAGTAGTCCCCATCATAATTACTTCTGGTTTTCTAAACCATTTAGTTACTAAGGTTGACCAGTAATCATTTACTATAGTTTCAGTTTGTGCAAACCCTTTAAGAATTTGACCTATAATATTTTTTTCATGATCTTTTAAATTACTTTTCCAATCAGAAACATCTTGTGCCATTGGTACTTCAGTATGAAGCCAATGAGCTTGTTGTTGCTTTAACCAAAAATCAAATGCTTTGGGATATTCAAAAGGCTTATAAACTACTCTTTCTTTTATTAAACTCATATATCTTTATATATTAAAAACGGGATTAGACAAAAAGATCCCTGATAGGATTCTATCAAGGACTCTGTAATAAATATAATATATATTCGGTGAAAAAGCAACTTTCATATTAAATTTTTTCAAAAATTTTATTTACATCTACTTTAGAAAAACTATTACCGTTAGAATCAACATTATCTATGAGTTCTGCAGGATCAGTTTTACCTTCAAAATCAATATGTCCGTTATTAGTATCCATTTTTATATTATATGTCATACCGTCTTGACCATATCTATTTTTCATAACATGGATCCTTCCGGTACCTAAAACTTTATCTTCTTTCATTCTTGAAAGCGATAAACAAATATCAGCAACCATCATCTTATCGTATGATCCTGCTGCTTTATCTCCTTCTATAATAGTATCTTTAGCCCCCATTCTATTTACTTGAGAAGGAGTAAGTATAGGGATTTTTAATTCCTTAGCTAAACCTTTTGTAGCTATAAAATTATCATCAATTTCATCTTTTCTTTCTGAGTATTTTCCTTTCGATGGAGCTCTTAAATAGTCTACATAGTCTATGATAATCATATCAGGTTTATGTTCCATATCTATACACTTCTGTACATGAGCTTTTATGGTACTGATAGTAGCTCCTTTAGGAGGATATTCTTTTACTATTAATCTACCTTTTAAATTATTAACATACGTCTGAACGTCTTTTCTATGTTTATTAATTTCATCAATATTATACCCTGTGAAGTAGCAATCGAATCTTTTACCTACATAATCTTCACCTAATTCTAAAGTATAATAGTTTACTTTATGACCTAATTGAACTGCATGTGCAGCTATAGCAACCATAGTCCAAGATTTACCACCACCTGGTGATCCGAAAATAATTCCTAAGTCACCCGGTCCAAAGCCTCCTTGTATTCCTTCATTAAGTATGGGCCAAGGAGACGGAATAGTAGGTCTATAATCAACTCTATACCTAGTTTCAATATCTTTATTATATTCATGTCCTATATTTTTATCTAATCCTGCTTTTATCGCTTTTTCTACTAAATTTCTAATACCATCAAAATTACCTTCTTTAAGTAAATCAGCAGAACTTAGTATAGCATTTTTCATCTCTTGGTTTCTGCAAAAATTAGTAAACTCTTCTTGTACATATTCAATATCTCCAGTAGATGCTTGATAAGAGTTTCTCAACTCTTCTTTTAGAGCTACTTGTAATATTTCATTTTCAACTTTTTGGAGCTCTACTTTAAGAACATCCATGGTAATAATAGTATGAAACTTATCGAAATAATCTGTAATTTGAGTAATAATCCATTTATGAGAATCAGCGTCCCAATACTCTGGATAGAGTACGTCTCTTACGTTTAGTAGAAATTTCTTATCAGTTAACAAAGAACCCAATACTTTTAACTGGAATCCTTTACCGTACTGTTGAAGACTTTTTAATGTCATAACCTATTTTTTAAAAACCGTTAAACCCCTAAAGTTTTCTAACCAACCTTCAGTATTTTTAGTAATACCTTCAATTTTATCACTATCTAAAAGGTGTAAAAAAGCACCTGCTTGAAGATCTGGTATATCACTCTTTATTATTTCTAATATAGTATCTTTTTCTCTATTATCCAACACACTTTCATGTAAATTCATTAATTTGTAGTTAGTTTCTACTTTATCCCATTCGTGTACTATCTTAGAAAATATTTTTTTTCTTTCTAAATTTTTATCGCATACCTCAAATACATAGTTTAACTCTAAATTAGGTTTAGTAAGTAGGTCAGGGAATTCAGAAACAATAGTTTTTATTCCTAATCCTTTTACCCCTCTTAAACCATCAGAATTATCACCTAATAATGCTTTGACTATATTATAATTTTCTGGAAGAACTTTTATCTCATCTTTAATATTATGAGGAGTATAAGTTTTCTTCTTAACTGGAGCGTAAACTGATATATAATTATCTACTAATTGTAAGAAATCTTTATCCGAAGAAATAATAGTCATCTTCTTCTTATTCTTAGAAGCTTCTTGAGCTAGGTATGCTATTATATCATCTGCTTCTAATTTTTCCATCATTATTTGATGGAGAGGTAAGCATTCTAGATAATCTTTCGTTCTAAATAGCTGACCTACTAATGCTTCAGTTTCTTCTTGCTTTGTATCGTATAACCCCCAGTGAGTAATTCTAGTATTTGCTCTATGAGCTTTATAATTAGGATCTATATTCTGTCTATTACCAGAACCCCCTTTTCCGTCCCATACTACTACTACTCTAGTAGGATCAAATATTCTAGTCACAAACCCTAAAGAACGCAAAAAGCCAACTAGGCCGCCAATATGGTGACCTGTTGGACTCATTGCTTTGAGCAGGGAAAAGCTACGAATTAACATATTCATAGCATCAATCACTAAAATGTGATCGTTTAGCTCAGGGGGTGGGGTCTGCTTTAAGTTGTTTAGAATACTTTTATAAGCCACTAGTCAAGAAGATTAGGAGTTATAGGATCTTCATTCAAATCTCCTTCTTCAATTAAATCAAAGTCTAAACTACCTACTAATTTTAACCAATGATCTTTATGCTCATCTTTATATTTATCGATAGCTCTTTTATCATCGGGTATAAAACCGTGTTGAGTCATAACTACTCTACCTCTAGATTGAACTCCTCCAATATGATTCTTTTCAATCTGAACGTTAGTTCTTTTAGCAAATTCTACCTGTAAACCATTCTTGATAGCTTTAATTTTAGACGTACCTGGATTAGTAATATTACCGAAAGTAACTACTAACGTCGAATCGTACCACATAGACATACCTCCTTTATTCTGAAGTTTAGGCATACCCATAGGGGATTCAGGTTTCATAGTCCATACTTTATTAATTGCTACTAAAGTATTAGTATAAGGTGAATTTTCTTTTCTAGATAATAGAATTTTTTGATTCAGATTATTACCAAATTGAGTTGACATAGCTCCTGCATTCCATTCATTATTATTCTTATTAGAACGTACTGATAAATCACAAGGAACAGAACCAATAGAATCCCATAAAAAGCATAAATCGAATGGTAAATTACCTTTCGCTTGCTCATCCATAAGATCAGCCATATAGACTGCTACATCTTCAATAGTATTTAAGGAACCTCTATCAGCATATAAAAAATGACCTTCGTAGTCTAATACATTACCATCTTTATCGGTAATAGGTTCGACTTGTAATCCCATTTCTTTAGCATGTTCCCAAGACCACTTCATCTCCGTAATAATAAAGACTGGGAGAATGCCCAACTTTTGAGCACTCACCGCAGCTTCTATTAGGGCAGTCGTTTTGCCCGTATCACTATGTCCTCTCAACAAAGTAATATGTCCGGTGGGTATACCGGGAAGGGAAGTAATATCTTGAAATGCTTTTGATAAAGGTATCCACCCCTGCTCTTTAAATTTTACAGAGGCATTGGAAAATCCTTTCTTCTTCTTAAAATTGCTTAAATTGAACGACTTACGTACTGCAGCAGTCGCTCTTTCTTGTACTTCTTTCTTTTTTGCCATTACTCATTAAATAAATCATCAAACTTACTAACTGTATCTTTGTTGCCAGCAGTAGCTGTTTCCAAAGTAAAGTCAGTCTTTTGAGGACTTCCTGAGCTTTCTGGCGTACTTGATTCCGAACCTGCTGCTGGAGCATTCTCCTCAGCTGATCCTGGGTTCAAATAATTTTGAAGTTGCTTCTTGATAAAGTCATAATCATACTGACTATGAACATCTACCGGATTAGGTTGTTCCTTCAACCACTTATCAACTAAATCATTATCATCCGATAAAGGTGTTTGTTTAGGTTTAATTCTAACTGTAGTTTCAGGATAAGGGTTACCTTGTCTCTGCTCTACAACCATATCCCATCCATTAATAACATCAGTAAAATCTCCGATGTCTTCGTCTTCAGCTAATGCTAAAAGAGCTTTATAGATAGTAATACCGAATCCCCATAATCTAACTCCTTTATCTTCTTCACCTCTTACTACAACAGGTGCAAAGATTCTAGTTTTAGGGTTAAGTTTACCTGCTAACGACCAGTTATCCTTATCAGAAGTCTTTTTAAGTTCCTTTACGAACTCTTCAATTGGGTCTTGTTTACCAAAGTTAGACAAAGCTACCATTGGATACTTCCCAACACCGTAATGGAATTTTAACTCTTTAAAAGGAAAAGCGGGATCATATGCAGATGGAACTATTCTTACTGTCTGTTTACCTAATTCAGGTCTCCAGAAAATTTTAGTATAATCAGTTTTTTCTTGTGACTGATTATCCGTGTTTAAGGCTGTTAATTTAGCCTTGATTGCATTTAAATCCATATATAACTAATTTTAAAATATAACGTTTATTATAATATAACTATAAAGTTGCAATTAGGCAACTTATAACTCAATTATTTTGTAAAGTTTTGTGTTTACCCTTTTTAAATCAGGACCTTTAGTAAGAAGTATACAATTTCTATAGTCATTCCAATTAACTTTAAAAGTTGTATCTAAGACACCACCGTTTAACTCTTTAATTAAGGTATTTAGAGCATTAATAGTGTAAAGGGTATTAGATTCTTTTTTTCTATGTACTAAGATAGTATTATCTAAAAATGCTCCTACGTTTCCAAAATCAACATTATACGTACATATATACTCATTTTGACTTTTAGAAAAAAGAACAAAAATTTTATTATATATAATGTTATAACGTTCCTGGATTTGAGCTAGTACATCATTAAGTGTATCTTCTGTAGCAAAAGTACAGAACAGCTTGTTACTCATATCTTCGTTTAAATATATGGTATCAATATCGTAATCAAACTGAGATCTAACGGTATCTACCATTTCATATAAATATTAAACTGTTTCACAAAACTAAATTATTTGAGTATTTGAACTTAACCGGGTATTTCCCGTCAGTTTCAAGTATTTCTTTAATATCTTGTAACGTTTCTTTACCATCTTCTTTACTAAAATCGAAAAGTAAGGCATCATAAGTATAAAGAACTACTTTTGTTTTTTTATTTTTTAAGTACCTTAGTACTTCTTTTAATATAAGTATATTTCTTGAAGTTTCCAACGATTGCATGACATAATTCATCAATTTCTGTGGATTCATGTCTTTTAACTTGTTTGTAAAAGGTTTTTTAGAAATTGGTGCCAAGATTTTTCCGTCATCTTCAAATCCTTTCCAAAGGGTTCGGATATAGTCATCAATCTTTTCAAAGATTTCAAGGAAAGCCCATTTTTCTGGTATTTTTCCATAAATTGCATGAAAGTTAATTTGTTTTGCTTGATTATATTCATCATCATTTATGTTATCTTTTTCGAAATATAGTTTAGCCAGCTGTTTATGAGCTGATTCATCAGTTAAAGTATAATTTATCTGTTCACATAATAAACGTAAGTGATATCCATCAAAGTCAAACTCTACAAAGTAGTCATTTTGAGGTTTAAAACACTTACGATGAGTTTCTGATTTAGGAATAGCTGCAAAATTAACGCTATTAAAAGCATTAGTCGGTCTAGAAGTAATATTATACAAATTATAATAAGATAAAACTTTATTATCTATACAGTTATATAAAGGATTTCTAGGTTTAAATAATTCGTTAAAAGCTTCGTAATAAATTCCTAATCCAGACTGTTCTAATAAATAGAATACATTAGTACCTGTGTTATTATAAAAATCGAATCCTTCTGGTATTTCTAAATCAATATACTTTTCTACTTGAGAATAAATTTTTTCACATACTTCGTATAATTTACTAATAGGAATAATTTTATTAGTATATGGTATATCGTTAAATTTATTATAAAAATGATTAATAGTGCTATTATTTGTACTATATTCTAATTTATCGAACTTAATCATAGAATATAGTAAAGAAACATCTATAGATTGCTGTAAATTAAAGTGATAGAGCAACTCTTTCTTATCTACTGTATATAGTTTATTAAAGTCTTTCAATATCTCATAGACACGGTTTTTATCAACATTTAAGCCTTCTGTATGATCTATCGGTATAATAAATCCATGTGAACTTTTTAAAGGTCTGATATAAACAGCAACTGTATTTGTAAGTTTCGGGTGATAATAGAAGTTAGAAGGTACTACATATACAAAAGCACCTAATCTACTAAACTGTTCAAGCCTTTCTAATTGATTTTCTGTTTCAGAAATGTAAAACACTATAACCTTTTTATTTTAATATAACTAATTTTTTCTAAATAACCAACTAATACCCAGAAGAATACCCTCCTCCACCTCCTCCTCCAGAGGACGGTGCACTAGAACCACCAAATACGTTTACAGGAATAGTAGGTTCTTGTGATCCGGTAACTTGTTGTTCAATTTGAGTAGTTTCTTCTTCATCTACAACTATTTTATCTAAGTAATTATGAGGTACACTAGTATGTTTAGCACCTACCATAGGTCCTTTCTCAGGATGTATATGATACTTACCTACATATTCTTGATTAGTACCTCTAATAGTAAATTCTTTACCTGGGGTAAATAAATCTTCTTGAATTTTTTTAAATTTATTTTCAGATATGGAATCTTCTTCTTCTCTTATAAACTCAGAATAAGATACGAAATAATTCTTAGGAAACCTAATAACATTCTGCTCCAAGACTGTTTCTTTATTTTTAGATTCAGATCCAAAAAATACGTACGGCCCTTTTTTGATATTTTTTATAGGAGTTGTTAAAAGCCATCTAAGTTTTAATCCTTCTATAAAATAATACTTTTGCCAGTATTTATATTTTTTTAATTTAACTTCTATAATTTTTTCAGATCTTTTATCCTGTAAAAAGTATCTTGTAAAAAATCCATTTTCGTAGTCTTTCTCGGTAGGAGAAATAGTTTGAGAGACAAATCTTTTGAATGCTGTGGGTTTAGTAGATTCGGTGACTAGTTCTTCAGAAGTTCTTATCAATAGTTTAGAATTAGAACTTGGTTTAGAACCCGTAAAAGTATTACCAGCTTGATCAGTAAAATAATAACCTTTATAAGAAGTTCCATCTAACATAGATAAATCACCTCCGTAAGAGTATTTAGGTTTACTATATTTTCCTTTTGGTAAGTACATATTATTCTTTTCGTCCTGTTAAATCTTCTTTTAATACTTCAGATTGAATACCGCCATTATAATTTTTTTGTAGATCAATATATGATGTCTCTTTAGTTTCAGGATCAGTATATTGTGCTTTCACATGTAGATGGTTTACCATTTTATCTGACTTATAAGTTAGTACTTTTTCATTACAGTAGTTATAAATAGGGAAACCGTCTTTAGATACTATTTGATTTACTACTCCTATATGATCTCCTTTTGATACAGTAACTGGTTTTCCTATATATTCATAGTAAAATCCGTAATCTTTTTGATGAGATTTTAAATTAGGATCTAATTCACTTGTATCGTTTTTCTTTTTACCAGTTTTACCTCCAGCATGAGCATACCCTATAACTATTCTAACTCCTGCATAATCACCAGTTCCATTTAATTCAAGATATCCTCCACCTTTTTTGTTAGCCGAGTTAAAAGGTGTTGCATGATAAGTTACTTCTGCATCCATAGGACTGAAAATTGCATCTGCTGCTGGAGCATATAAGTCTAATCCGGTATGTTTTCTTCCAAGTCTAGTAGCACCGAATAATCCAGAACCTTCGTCATCGTCTCTTATTTTATCATCACCATTTTGTGCTATGCTACCAAAATCGAATTCTACATCAGTTGGAGTTAAATCTTGTAATTCTTCAGTAACAATATCTTCTATGAATTCTTCTAGATCTACTAAGTCATCTCTTTTACCAACTTTTTGGCTATGGTACATTAATGCTTCTACTTCTGTAATCCATGTACCACCGTCTAAAGCATGGTTAATAGCTTTTACAATAAACCCTACTCTACTTTTACCTGTTTCTGGATCTTTGTATCTTTCAGGGAGTATCTTTTCTTGTACACTGAAAGTTTCACCTATTTTTAATCCTCCTATACCGTCTATAGTAAAAGATAATTGTACTGGGATTATACCTGCAGGTACTAGTCCATCTTTAAATAATGAATGTTGATATAACTTATTCATTACGCTTTTATGTACTGCTGCAATATCATTCTCATCACCTGGGTTATATGCTAAAGTTTTACTACCATCTTTTTGAAAATCTTTATTTCCAATCGTTTGATTTAAAGCACCAAAATATTCAGTTAAAGTAATAAAATTATGCTGATTGTTTATATCTTCATTTAATTTATTTTCAGTTTTTCCTCCAAAATCTTTCTTTCCTAAAATTCTGTCAACCATTCCTTGATTCCATTGTTTCATCTGCATTGCATCTATACTTGAATCAGTATTAGTAGCTGATGCTCCAATTGCTATCATAGTAGTCAAATCAGATGTAACCTTACTGCTTATATTAAATGCTCTTGCGGTTGTTTTTTGACCAAATAAATTTAGTGTAGGAGGAGTTCCTTCTGGTACTAATTTTCTATCTACTATATACTGTATATCAGTATCTTCATCTATATATACATCAAAATCATTAACCATACCTGCACTTTTTTTAATACCGAATAAGACTCTCATTATTAAAGCTAGAATTGTTTGGTCTTTACCAGTTTCATTTGCTACCATATCTTTAAATATGTTTAGAACATATTCTACCGAGACAAAAATATCTAATATATCGGTTGATACTAACCTTTCTATACCGTTATAGTTAAAATTTACTGAGTATTTAGATTTTTTAGAGAGATTGCCTAAGATACACTTAGTAGGATTTACTGATGAATGACCAAAAAACGTAAGGTAAGGTGTCAGATTTTTTTTTGGATCACTTTCACCTGTATAAAATTTAGTAATCAGTCCTGAGTTTGTGCTATTACCCCCGTTCATAAATAAAGTAATATTAATTAAATCTAATAAGTTACTCATTCTTATTAGTTTTACTATATCGTTTCCTTCTCCATCTCCAACATTAGTAAAAGTAATAACTTCTAAAGGTCTATTATTTTTTTCAGTTTCTTTTTTAAATCTATTTACTATATCTTCCATACCATCTTCCTCACTTAATGATTTTAAAGTCTGTTCAGAAACTTGTTTGTGATCTATAGAGGTAGGTTGATCTCCTGATAGTATGCCAAGTAAAAACTGCTGAAAATCAATTTTTGCAGTTTCTAAATCTGCATCAATAGCTCCTTTTTTTCTTTTTGATGGGCCGTATACAATCACACCTATACTTTCTATTAATTGACCTTGAGCTATAATATTAGCTGAGCAAGTATAAGTTCCGTCTTCATTTATTTCCCATTGGTAGTTTTGTACGGTACCGAAAAATCCGCCATAATTATAATCTGATTCTTTTCTTAATTGTTTTATCCTTTTCTGTAATGCTTCTTTACCGTCAGCACCTTGTAGATCAAAAAAGTTTTCGACTGTTTTAATATTAGTTTGAAGGTTACCTTTATTATCTACATATACAGAATGCCCGTACTCTACTAATAACGACATACCGGGTCTCAAATAAAGTGTTTCAAGTAGATCTAACTGATCTAAAGAATTAGCTTGGAATTGAACTACTGCTTTTTGATAAGCACCGTAAGTACCGGAAAATTGAGTTTGAAATCCTGTAATGCCAGGAATAGGTCTATAACCTTTACCGGGGTTTTCTTGATTATAAGCATTATTACTGTTGCCGAATATACCGGCTTTATACTTTAATTGTTGATTAAGTAGTCCTCCAGATAAGATATTACTTTTAGCTTTTTTGTTAGATCCGCCATCATACGTATATTCATCTTTAGATCCTTTACCAACAACAATTTTTTCATTAGGGTTTCCTGTTTGAATATTTACTGCAGAAGATACTTTTACCCATCCAGTCTTGCTAGTAAGGTACATTATCTGTTCATCAGTCCTACCAGATTTTTTTTCTAATATATCTTCCCTTACCTTTATCTGTCTAGTAACAGATTTAGATATAGGTTGATGAATTTTCGATGTTGATTTCCATCCACTAGGCATTCTATCTTGATTTATTTGCCTGGCTGTATAATTCTAATGCTAAATCTTTATTAGCAGGTATTCTAATTTGTGTGCCAGGGGTTATTTTTAAAGCTGCTCTTTCGTCTGTATTATTAGAAGCTATGATCCACCATAATGAAGAGTCATTATAATATTTTCTAGCTAAAACATCATATCTATCTTCTTCACTGGCTATTATATAGATGTCTTCAGGATCTTCCGGAACGAAAGGATATACAGCATTTGTTCTATATGGTCTTCCTTCTTCAGTTCTAAATATATCTATTGTTTTATATCTACTCATAACTAATTAGTATTTGTTGCATTAGGATCTTTAATATCAGGATCTGTAATATATGTATTAGCTGCTGTTGTACCGTGTGTAATAAATGGTTTAGCTTTAATTATATCTCCTTCAATTGAACCTCCTGCTTCTGGTAAGAAAGTATGTATTGGAGTAAATGATATACCAACATCTAATATCATAGGCAATTCTTGATTAATATTTTCTTTACCTTCTTCTTTATCTTCTGGGCTTGACATAGCAATTTCCCATGGATACTCTTGGTTCCAACTTACATTTACATTATTTAAAAATCCTGGTAATTCGTAAATATAATCTCCTACTGTCATTTTAACAAAAGT